TGTTTACTATACTTGGAGGCCTATCTATCCAGATTATTTTTGGGGAAGCCGAGATACTGTTCCTTGTGACTTCTATGAAAAAGACACAGCCACATTACGGTCTAATAAGCTACAAAGTGTAAATGGAACTCTGTCATCTAAAGTTTATATTGGAGATACTGTAGCGCTGGTAGGTAATAGTTCTATGTCTTTTACTGCTACCTATACCGAGAATACTGACTATGCCGGAGAGGGTCACTTAATAGTTTACGAGTGGAGACAACCAGTTGATGCCAACAGAGTAAGATCTGAGTCTGCTGGTTCACGTACTGATCATATTCACATAACTTCTGCTGTTGTAAGAAATATGCAAGTATTTGACATACTTGACTATAATGCAGAATCTAACTATACTGCATACACAACAGAGAATGGAGTTACAGTATCTAAAATCTGCAAAGCAGTTGCTTTTGTATATAAAGAGATAACAACATCTCATACTATTAACAGAGAAATAGTTAGACGCTGGGAAAACTACGATCAATCTGGACATTGGACTAATAGATTAGGTAATACGGTTGGTGTAGACTTTGATGACGAAGGCGCAAAGGGTCCACAGATTACAAATACAGATACTATTGCTATTGATAGCACACGCACAGTTATATACAAGTTATACTTCAGTATTCCAGAAATTAATATAGTTCGCACTGTGGTGCTAGCTACCTTTGACAGTACGTTATCAAGTGCTAGTGTGTACAGATGTCACGGAATAGATATTAAATTCTTTGATAATATTTTATTTGTTACTTATGACTACGAGAAATTTGAACAAACTGGAAATGTTGATCCTGCTTATGATTCAGCTAGAAATTACGAAGACTGGTATGTTAACAATGCAGGAGAAATTTTATGGAAGAATGAAAAAAGAGTTATATATATTCTTAAATATGACGAGCAATCTAATGACTGGATTGAACTAATTGATGAGCAAGAACCAGTTAATGAAGAGTACTATGGAATAGGAGTAAGAAAAGTAAAATTTTCTAATACTAGAAGGGAGAAGAAAATATGAGTAAGCATAATGTTTTTGTTTTTCCTGGGAATATAGACAGCGCATACCCGGGAACTGTTGTTAATAATGTACAAACAGTAGTTGGTGACAGACTTCGGAAAGCGACTAGCGAAGCTAATGACCTTATGGATGAAGCAAAGTCTTATCTTAGTGATATAAAGGCTTTAATGAAAGGGTTAAAATTAGACGAGTTAGAACCACTAGCTATTGATGAAGATATAGATAATATTATATCTAAACTCATAGACCATATTCCATCTACTGATGAGTTAAACTTTGCTATCGAAGCAATAGAAGCATTTGATGTAGATGACGAACCTCAGGGTCTTGATAAATTACAAGAAGTTGAACGTGTAGAAGTTACTGGTGCTAAAAGTATTTTAGACAGCTTAATTGGTAAATGGCTTACTAAATTAACACAAGATGGTACTGGCTTAGACCCAGTAGTAGAAGAAAATATATGGAAGAGTTTCTTATTTCGGCAGCAAATAGAAAATGAAAGGCTTGTAAGAGAAGCAGAAAACTACTATGCATCTAAGGGATTTACTTTACCACCTGGAACACTTCAAGGAAAAGTAAATGAGTTATTGCTTGCTGCAGAAGCTACGAATAGAGATCAAATTAGAACAATCTCTATAGAGCAGGCAAAACTTGCACAGACAAATACACACTTTATTATGCAAGAATCTTTAAACGCAGGAATACGTATTCTTGCTGACGAGTGTGAAAGAATTGTTAAATTTAGAACAACTGTTATGGAGGAGTACACAGCACGACTTGATTATATAAGACTCAAAGTGGCAGCATACGAAGCAAGATGTAATGCATTAGCTAAGTTGTTAAATGCAAGGACAGGAGTATTTTCTGCACTAGCTGCTGCTGCCTCAGCTGAGATACAAAGTAAGTTAGGCGTAGCTGAGTTAAAACTTAAAGAAAGAATAGCTAATATGGATATTAAGTTAAAAGAAATTGAGTATGAAATTGAAAGAGCTAAACAGTACTATGGGATACAGATAGAAGCTGCAAGAACTGCAGCAAATGTTATGTCTCAGTTGTGCGCAAGTACTTTATCAAGTGTTCACACACAAGCTTCCATTGGAGTACAAGCAGGAATATCTAATAGTTCGTCTGTGACTGTTGGAGCTTCATGGGAGGATAGTGATAGTTACAGTGAGACAGTAAACAAGAATGTATAATAAAGGAGGATTACAATGGGAATGGTATCAATCAGTAGAGAAGATTATCCTAATGCTGCAGGAAGCCATCCTGGCAGTGAAAACATTGATGAATGGCTGAAGAAGAAGTATGCTATTAGCCAGCAAACAGCAGATGCTAATACAACGCTAGCTGATGCACGACGGATTGAAGCAGATAGTTTAGCTAAGCAAAGAAATTGGGAGTGGAATCCAGACTTAGAATCATCTAAAGGAGTTGGAGGATATAGATTTCTTGATCTTGCTAGGCAGAAAAATTTAGATGCGTCAGCTATTGCTCGCGATAATGCTGAGATTAGTAAGTTAGGGGAAGAAACTGAAAGACTAGCAATGCAAAATAAACTTGAGTCTGAGTTGTATGGAGATACTTTTAATGCTGCACGTGCAGCTTTAGCTGCTAAACGAATGCTTGGTATCGGTGAACAACAGGCATACGGACAGGCAGTTAATAAAAAGATTGCTGAAAGAAATAGGATCACTGGAGAAAACAATCCATTAATAGTTACATTTCAAGGTGGTAATCCAGTGTTTGAAAACATAGATAAAGGGCCATCTCCGTTATCAGAAAGAGATGTATTTGATTTATCTGCTAGTGGAGATGCACTAGCAAGAGAAAATCCATATACACTTGAAGCGCGAGAGCGAATCAAACGAAGACTTGCTATAAATAAAGCAAGTAGAAACACTCCATATACAGCTGAATATAATATGTGGTAAGGAGATTATAAATGTCATTACTTGAAAAGTTATTAGCTGAAGATAGCGATTCCAATTCTCCATTTAAGCAAGATATGCAACTCGAAGCTGCAAAAAATAGAATTCTTGCGGAGCGTGGAATAAGGCAGCAATTAGAATATGATACTGATAAAGAGAAGATGATTTCTGACCCGTCAATCAGAAACTCAATACTTGCTCATGTAGCTAGGTCTGCAATGCCAGAGAAAAAAGCAGCTAAGCTACCACAGAATGCTTCGTTTGAACGAGCATTGCTGAACATTGATAAAGATGATCCGAGAAGGGAGATGTATACTAAGTTAGCTTCGGACCTTCCGAATGTGCTGAGTAATACACCTTCAGGAACTAATCCTGGATTAACTATTGCTAATGAAATTCAAAGAAGAGAGAAAGAGATTAAACCAAAAATCTTTGAGTATATTAGAAATCAAAGAAGTAGTTTCTTTGGGAAAGAACCTGCACCTGTTGATGGATATGAAGAGTGGGAGAGAAAGCATCCTGAGACCAGTAGTCCAGTATCTAACTTCCTATTCGGTGCTGGTATGCAAGGCGCAGCTGAGTTCTTAAAGAGTTATGGTTCTTCTGCTGTTGCTGGGGGTACAGTTCCTAAGTTTGCAAAGGCTGCACTGAATGTTGGAAAGATATTATCATTCCTGCCTACAACTCCTACTCCAATGGGCATTGCAGGTAAACTAGCATCAGCTGGTTTGATGACTGTTGGTGGTATGTTTATTGCTGATAAACTTAAAACAAAAATGGTTGAGTCTGGAGCAGTTGAACTTAGCGAGAATCCCATAAAGAGAATAGGGCAAGAACTTGCATTCGGAGCGCCTGGTTTTCTTGCAGCACCTAAAATTGCTGGCTATGGAATTGGAAAGATACACGGAGCAGTTAAAGGTGCTTTATCAAAAGAATCTTTTAATTTTAGCAAAGCGATTGAACAAGGATTTGAAGGGTTTGCTGGCAAACCTAAAGATGTTCAATACGAAAAAGATTTAGCTGCACTACATGATTATAAAGTTGAACAAGAAGCAGCAAGAACTGCTAAACTTCAGAAGTTATTACCTGAAGATGAAGATGCAGTTCTCAGAGGAGAACTGACTAGGGACGAAGCCATCAAGAAAAGGATGACTATTAATCTTGAAGAGGAAGCAGCTACTCATGCCAGGCAAATAGAAGATTTAATTTCTGAAGCGCAGAAGTTAAGAGAAGCTGATTCAACTCTTACTTATGAACAGTCTGTTGAGCTAGCAAGAAGAAGGGTAGCACCTGATGATGTGCAGCAATTAGATGATATTGATTTCCTGAGAAAGAAAGGTTGGGACGAGGAAAGAATATGGGGTGCGACTCCACAAGAAAGATATGCTATGAGAGATGCATACGAGAGAGTAGGCCCAATGCTTCCTGCTGTTGTAAAAGACTTTAAGAATATGATGCCTGTTCCAGTTGTCCATAAACTAACTGACCCTATAATAAGAAATCAACCTATTGAGATGGGTGTTGGTAACTATAAACCTAATGTTATAGTTCAGCCTATTAAGAATGCTACTGAAAGAGCACAAGAAATGCTGGCAAAAACTTATGATGATGAGATTCCTTTTGCTGTTAAGCAGGGCATGCCAGATAACCTTGCAATAGATGAGAATGCAAGTAGTATTTTCAAAGCATTTAAGACTGACTTAACAGCACCATCTGCATCTAGTGTAATTTCAACTGTAACTAAAACAGGTGCAGTTAAAACAGTTCCAAAGATAGTTCCTAAGGTTCCAGCTAAAGTACTAACTGCTTTAGAAGAACACGCTAACTTAATTGCTCAAACTAGAGCAGCAGGTGAAGCAATTGCTAAAGGTTCTACGTCGAACAAAGAAAAATTTACCGCACTTGGAAAACTTTATAGTAATTCCATGCGAGAAGTTGACTTAATATCTGCTAAGCATAAACTTGGCAACAATGAAGGTGTTGCATATAAGAGAGCAATTAAAAGATTAAATCAAGACCTTGAAGGATTAGTTGGTGATACTACAGCGGCAGAGAAGATAGCTAAAGATGAATTAGATGATATGGTCGGAGGACTTACTACAAGTACTTCTGCTAAGAGCAATTTATCAAAGGCTGCTAAAGCTGCTGCAACTGAACAACAAAAGAAGGCAGAATGGAATACTATTACTGGTGGCGGAAAAGTAACTAAAGAAGATCTTATTGCTAATAAGAATGGTATACAAGAAAAGATTATGGCTTGGCAAAAGAAGTGGAAAGGACAGATGGTTGGTGCCGCAGTAGCTGCTCCTGCACTGGTTGCTCTTAGTTCTATACTTCCTTCTGATGCTGATGCTGCTCCATTCAATGGAAGATATATTGCTCCTGCTCTTGCAGAAGTAATTAAAATGTCTGACAATCCAATAGATAAGATGGCAGCTAAGATGATTGCAGCAGGTCATGGTTCTCCTGTTCTTTCAGAAGATAAGCAACAGATAAAGTATATGATGAAAGGTTATAGTTTTGCACCTGATGATGTTACTATATTTCCGCAGTCAAAAGTACATAGTATTATCGATAAGATATTATCTCCTCATACTCGTGGAGAGTTACACTTTAATGCTAGAGATAAAAAGACAGGAGCTAGATTACCGTATAATCCTGCTGTTGAAATAGCTGATAGGAGCCAAGTTGCTGCTGCTAATACACAAGCTGCTTTAACTGCTGTTAAAGAAATTCTCAAGGCTAATGGGATTGGAGATAATTTAGATGATATCATCAGAGATACAACTCCTTTACTTCAGAAGTATCATCAGACAATTAATCTGGAGGCTCCGTACTATAAAGCAAAGATTGCTATGTTTGATGATGTGTTGGCTGGTAAATATAAGAGTGCTGCGGATTCAAAGTTAGCTAGCTTAAGTAAGAACATTAGAATGGTCGGCAAGAAAAACCTGAGTCGCTTAGATGATGAAGACAGAGCAATGATAGATATACTCACTAAGGAAAAAGAAAAATTCTCTAAATCTCTAGCTGACCTACAACCAACTATTGATAACTTTGCAGTTGAATATGAGAAAACTATGAAAGATGTAGCTAGAAAGTATTCTACTGCAAGGGTTGCGTTGGCTGCTGATGGAACTGGAATGAGTGCAGATAACCCATGGCTTGCAAACCTATTAACTCCCAACGAGAGAACTGCAGTAGAAAAGATTACAGATATCAATAGAGTGTTTGCTGTTAGGATGGAAGAGGTTGGACATAAAACTTTATCAGGTCCTTATATGCATCACGCTCGGCATCCTTTAGCAGACTTCTCTAAAGACTTTGAACACCTTGCTAATCTCAATGGAGGTAATGCAGATGAAGCAATGAGAATGGTAAACTTCTACCACAGACAGTCTGGCTCTAGGCTTATGATTCCTGACACAGCTTATGTTATGGGAAAGTATTTACCTGATGCTGCAAAGAGAATTGAAATTGCTGACTTTTGGAAGATGTATAAACCAGGTGGTTGGGATGCAGTTAGAAGGCAGATGAATGCGATGGGTGGGTTCGATGGAGCTAAGAAGATGTTGGATGATATTAGAACTGCGTTCGACCCAGCAGATGTTTATCCAGCAGCTAAGTGGCTTAACAGATATACAGCATTTGAAGTAGCCAGACTCCTCGCTCTCAGTCCATCAGTATCCTTTAAACATATTCTGAAAACCATGGGAAACTTTGCAATATTTCCTGGCAGTACTTCGGTGGAAGCTGTCGGGCACACACCTGGATTATGGAGCAGACAACTTGCACAGAACATGGTAGGAGATGCGTATAGAGGAACTGACAGAGTTGCTGACTTAGCAAGAGCTTACACTACTCAATCTCACATCTACGCAGCTGTATCTGACATGGCTCCTTATGAACTCCCAGTTAATGTGTTTGACAAATGGCTGACCAAATGGAATCAAGTTGGTTCTTCTTTTGTTAACGGAGTTGAGATGTGGGACAGAGGGCAGACATTTAATAGTGCTATGATAATGGCAGCTAAGAAAGGAATGACTCCTGAACAAGCAAGGTATGCTCTTATGGATAGCGTATTGAAAGTTAATTTCTTAACTGGGCCCAACAATCCTAAATGGTTGAAAGATCCATTCATTAGAACTATGATGATGTTTCAAGGTACTCCATTTAAGATACTGGAACAGAGAATGATGATGTCTTATCAAGCTGGAAAGGATGTGAAGAGAACACTGGATTTGCTAGCTAAGTTGAAGAATGATGTTAAGATTGGAGAGAATAATTTCAAGTGGCACATGCTTAAAGATGAACTGACAAAATCAAAAGACATTTATGGAACACCTTATACTTCTCAGTTCCTCAGGCAGATGATGGTTATTGGTGGGGTTATTTATACTGGTAATAAAGCATTTGACTCTGACCTCTGGGGTCATGTAGTGCATATTCCAGGCGTGCAGTTAAAGGAAAAAGGAATTCAACTTGGTGTTAATCCTATTGTCAGTGCAGCTTATATGGCATCCAAACCTACTCCTCCAAAGGAAGGTGAAGCCGCTGAAGATGATAACTGGCTGTCAAGATTCTTTTCTAAGTGGATGGGTACTTCGGGATTCCCAGCTATCGCTCGTAAGATAGCTAGGTTGAGAGATGATGATATTCCTGCCATATACAAAGAAGGAAAGTTAAGTTATCTCTTTGGTGTGCCTAGACTTAAGGATAGCGAAGAAGAATAAATTTAATCAACGTCAAAATTCGACATATCTTGGAACGACTCTCCAGCATTGTGCCGCTGGAGAGTCACTACAAGATATGGATACATCATTTTCCAGTAGAATACATGCTCACTCCGTGGAACTAATTTACATCTTGGTATGCTCCAAGCTAATTCCATTTCAACAGCGAACAGTGCGAAGGTTGGGACAGTAAATATCTTACCAGTTACAAGGTAAAAGTATATTGGTCGTCTACTAAAGTAACAGTAGCATCTTACAACATTATTCCTGTCACAATTTTCGCAGTATTCGTAATCCATTTACTTCACCACATCCAAGAACACAGGAAATCTTGGAACTCCTTTGCCAGTAGTCATTGCTTGATACTTAACTTTTATTTTCTTGCCAATTAAATCTGCTTTGTTTTTCCAGAACACAACTCTTTGCTCTGCTGTTAAGCCAGTACCTACATTGAATACTGTTCCCTCTGTACTGCCGCACACAAATGCTCCGAGTGTGCCCTTTGGATTACCAGTAATTGATATTTCTTCTTGCATACCAAGTACTGTATAAGTATCCCACTGATGTGGTTTGAACTTCATAATATCAGTTGAACGTTTCCTTTGATACTGGCTTAGTGTATTTCTAATAACAAATCCCTCATACCCTTTATCAATTACAGTAGAGTAGAATTCCATTATCTCTCCAATATCTCTGACAAATTGTGGCTCAACTATCTTTATAGCTGGGTTGTTCAAACGGTATGTTAACTTATTAAGTTTAGCAATACGTGTTATCTGTGCATCATTGCTTATAACATCAAAGATATGATACTCAATCATTTCTGACTTCTTATGAATGTTTACACTGCGTGAAGTTATACTTACTATCTCCTCAAACTTCATACCGTGGCAGTATAATTCACCGTCCAACTCAATGTTGATTCCTTTAAATGCTTTAAGCAATGCCTCATTGATGTGAGGTACCAGACTTATTATATTATTCTCACTTGATACTAGTAGTACTTGGTCATCATTGATGACTGCTCTGCATCTTACACCATCTAATTTTGGTTGAATAAGATATGGAGAAGTCCAAGTTGCTAATCGCTTTTCTTCAAAGGGATAGCATAACATAATACCACTGCGCTTTCTTGTTTGCTTTGTAGGCTCGTCATCTATAACAGGGATATCAAACATCTTATTTCTCCTTTAACTTAGTTGATTTATACCACACTCCACCAGCTCCACCAGGTCCTCTGAACACTCTCTCTGCTGCACCTGTGCGAAGTACTGTTTCAATGCAGTTATTAAATTTGTTGGCATCAATATCTCTCCATGTTAGTGCAAGTAATTTCTTCTCAGATATAATACCATGCTCCAGTATTAATTGCATAACAGTATCAACTTCGCCTGCTATATCTGACTTGCCAATAGCTCTAAACACCATTCCCATATTAAACTCAACTGATTCTATATCCTCTATTGCTTGCATCACATGACGCCACTCTATTATTAAGTCATTACTTTCACTGGCTGCCCTATTGATTGCCATCTTCAGAATATACATTGGCTTCCTACTATACCATCCAGCGAATGATTTATCCAAGCATATTCTCTTGCTATCTTTCTCATCGTAAGCCATGTACCATGCTTTCCAGTTGTTGTCTGCCTCTGCACTCATCTCATAGTTGCCAGCGATTCTAGAAATCTGATACAAATCTTTAATCAATTTATCTTGCATTTCCTTTTCAGCTTTAGTCATTGAAGGCTTAGGGGACTTACATTTCTTATCATTAGCCCAAATAAATAAGATACGAGAAGTCAATCCACCTCCAACAGCAGAAGCTGGTAGACAGGATGCAAGTGATTCTGGAGTTGTAGCTGCCAACAGATTAACAAACACAGAAGGGATTACATTACTGCCTGAGTTCTTAGTTCTATACTTGACTGGCATTTCCGAGCAGTCAAACATATCAGTTAAGAACACAATCATCTTTGTGTTATCTTTCTTCTGCCCAATGAATGACTCGAACTCTTTAGAGATAATACTAATGGAAGCATGACGAAAGTTCTCTCCGTCAGGCATTGGTTCGTCCATAGCAGCATTCTCCAAATCTTGTAGCAATGCTTCCTTTGTTATCTGGTCTGCTGACATTACAACATCTGGTATCTCTGACAGTATCTTTACCCCAAAGTTAATTGCTTGCGACTTCCTTGCAATCCCAGGTTCGGCTACAAAGACTAAGTAGAGATTAGGGTAGTAGTTTATTCTGCCATATGGAAGTTTAACTTTCTTTCTCAGTGCTGCAGCAATCAATGAATGAGCTGTCCACTTATCATAGACTGCTGCTGGTTCAGTGTTCTTCATGAATTCTTGGTAGTGCTCAATCCACCCCTTAACATTCCGCATCATCAAGCTCCTTATTAAACATTCTTCGCAATGCCATCTTCAATTCAACATTCTTCTGTGTTGGATTAGTCTTTACCTTTGCAAGATTTACAAAGGAAGTCAATTCATTTTTCATATCATCAAGACGCTTGATGACTCTGGAGATATTAATATTAGTTGTATGAGGGAGGCCTCTTAAACAATCATAAGATATTGTTATCGGAAGCAACAGCACATCATATGATGCAGCTATGTGGCGAGTGCCTTTTACTTGGTGGTAGACAACTATTTTTGACATACTTATTTTAGCTATACTTATTGTGTTGTCAGTATGATACATCACCTTTAAGTTTTCCCATAACTGACTCATCATTTGCTGTTGTTCTTTCATACTTGTTACAGCAACTACAGTTTGCATATCTATTCCTCCGTTGTTTCCAAGTCTAGTATATCAAAGTCAGCACTATCCTCCATATCACCCCAGTGTGTGCCAACTTTAAAGTCAATACCTATTGTGAACTCTTCAAAGCCAATCTTGATTGGGCGAACCAAGCACTCAGTCAGCATTTCCTTTGTTCGATTGATTGCGGCAGGAGTGTTATCACACTGAACATAGATAGCATCATGCAACTGAAGCATTATATCAATCTCATCTCCATACTTATCATACAGAATTCGCATAGATTGATTTAGAAAATCTCCAACTGTTGATTGAGGTTTAAAAGAGTAAGCACTTCTGAACAGAGAATCACCCCAGATATCAAGGAATCTATGACGCCTTCCAAGTGGAGTGGTTAATGTTCTAGTGGTACGGAGTTCATTCTGAATACTTGAATACCATACCTTCAATAAAGGATTAGCTTTATGATACAGTCCCAATAGAATCTTTGCTTCTTTCAACTCAATGCCCAACTGGTCTGCTACTACCTGAGGTCCAGCAGAATAAGAACAAGCATGACGAAGAGTCTTACCAATCTTTCTTATATCCTTTGTTACTTGGTCATAAGGAATTTGGAACATCTCACTCGCTGTTAGCTTATGCACATCATAAGCATCTTGTTCTTCTGTTGTGGTTGCATTAAATGCTTTCTTAAAGAAATGCTGTAACTTCACATCACCAATTAAGTAAGCAACAACAACAGCTTCTGCTTGTTTATAGTCTGCAGCTACCCATATCTTTCCTTCATCACAACAATACATCTTCCTAGCTTCAGGAGGAATGTTTTGAAGGTTACCAGAACCATAGGCAAGGATGATTGAAGCAGATGAACTCCATCTACCAAATGATTTCCTTCCTTCTGTTTCTTTTGATGAACCAGTAATGTTATAGGAAGTATGGTATCTTCCAGCAGGAGAAGGCTCAGCCTCAAAGAAAGTCATCAACTTCAATAAACGCTTATAGTCAAGTATCTTTGTAAGCCAAGTATGAGCAGGATACTTCCTTGCCAATCTTTTCATAGCTTTAGCATCTGTTGTCATTACTCTTGTCTGCTCAACAGACTTTCTTCTTTTGAACTGGGGCTCTAATCCTAATTCATAGTAGAGTAGTTGTTGCATTTGTTTAGGACTGTTAAAGTTAATTGGCTTCTTGAACTGGTCATCTAATTCAGCCTTCAGAGCATTTGATTTTGCTAATGTCTCAGCTATCAATTCCTGTCTGCGTTGAAGGTCACACTTGACTCCTCTTAGCTGCATCATGATAGCAGGATCAAGCATACTCATCTCGAACTTAAATATCTCCTCACAATTTTGCTTCTTTATTTCTTTCTCTAATGGTTCACAAAGAGCAAAGGTTCTGATAGCATCGAGAACATTGTATACTGCTGCATCTACTCGAGCTAAGTTTTTCCATGGCTGCACATCCAATACTATTGAGCTAACAAATCCAAGGTCTCTTGGAAATTCTGGCCATATAATATGAGAAGCAATCAGTGTATCCATGTAAACATTCTCAAACAGCACTCCATGATGATGCCACATAACTGCTTTATCATATGAAGCATTGTGCATTATTGACTCGCACTCTTTAGCTACTTGTCCAAGTTTCTGCCACAACTGTGCTTCTTGTCTTGGATTCATAGTAGATACATTGTTCTTCATATTATAGAAGCTCATCCCATACACAGGACTGTCGGCTACACCAAGAAGATATGGATATGCTGTCCCTATATGTGCTTCAATATCAAAGGCAAACCTTTTCTTTCCTGCTCTGATTGTTTCCAGATAATCCATGAACATTTCATATGTAGCTGGTGCAATGTATCTTGTCTTATCTAATTCATTAGCAGGATTCTCTGAGTGGTATAATGCTTTCCTCACATCAAACACAGTAATAGGAAACAACTTCCATTCATAGTTGATTGCTCTTGGATGATAGGTTGGGATTACCTTTAAGCCAGGAACTAAAGTAGATTGAATAGCATAACCACGAGCTTCTGAAATTCTCTTTATTCCAGTAAGCGCCCATAGTGCGTAAGCTCCCATAGCTACAACTACATTTGGGCGATTGGCTTCTAATTCAAGCCTCAGCTGTTCAATCCATTCTACTAACTCTGGCTTTGGTACTGTACATTTAGAGTCATAAAAGAAATGACTCATGTTGTTGGCTGGTGGACGACGTAGTGCAACATTCCTAATCCTCACATCTCTTCTGTTGATACCATTCTGGGATAGGATTAAGTTAAACGTTTTACCTGAACCATGCATATTCTGAAAAGGTAATCCTGTCTGCTCTTCCAGTTCCTCAGGAGCTTCCCCTAGAAAGAATATCTTTGAGTCAGGTGGTCCTGTTGTCTTGCAAGTCATCTAATGTAATCCTCCTTTTATTAAACTGTTTAATCTATCTTCTGCTTCTCCAGATTCATGTGCTGTTCTGTCGCTTCCAAGCATCTGCAAAAGCAGTGAGCCAACGTGTGCTAGCCTCACTGCCAGTGCATATGTTATGGAATTGTCTCCAGCTTCTTTACCATCAACAGCAATGTAGATATTATTGTTGTCAGCCATGATTGTGATAGTAGACTTTTCCATAGTTCCTCCTAGTTACTTGTAACCAGTTTGCTTGATTCAGTTAGTATATCTTCTGGAGAATAAACACTACCACACTCTATACAACGAAAGTAGTTCATGGCTACCAGCTGAGGTTTACCAGTTGGTGAGTAGATAGAAGGCACTACTTTGTAAGATTGAACTGGTTCAAAGAATAACTTTCCGCAGGAACATACAACTGTTTTAAGTTTGCTCAGGTCTACTTGGATTGGTTGTTGTAATGGATTCATCTGACTCATTTTTTATTCTCCCTTAGCTTTAAAGTAATTATGAACTCTCGTCTTAGCCAGCGAGAAAGACTCAACTGAAAGTTCACAGGTTATAGGATACATACTCAAATCCAAGCAAGCTTCCAATGTAGCATGACTGCCTGCGAATGGATCGAATACAACTGCTCCCGCCATACCCAGCCTATTCAACAATTCTTTCAAAAGAGCAACAGGTTTTTCTGCTTGATGAATCCTAACTGAAGGTGTAACAAGTGGGCACTGAATCCAATCCACTTTACCTTCAACTACTATTCTAGAATCAACTTTACGAGCAAAGAGAGCTGCTTCATATCCAGCAGAGAACCACTTCGATGGAGCATTGTTCTGGCCACTTTCATTCTTCACCCATATGATTGGCCTTTGTGAGCAGTTCCAACCAGCAGCCTCAAACAAAGTCTTCACTATTCCAAAGTTACTAATTGCACAGAACACAACAGCAAAGCCTGTATCCTTTACTATCCTGCTGCTTTCAATAGCTAGTTTGCCAATCAATTCCATAGATTCTTCATACCCATCTTCATAGGTGGTTCCAGTTGTGGTTACTTTACTTCCTGTATGCCCTCCCAATCCGATAGTAATATCATGAATGTCTATTCCATAAGGAGGATCGGTCATTAAGATGTCAACACTTTTATCTTTCATGCCTTTCATAAACTCGATGCAGTCAGTATTGTGCATCTCAAATTTGCTTTCCTTATCTTTCAACAACTCATCATATGTGCTTTGGGCAGAGATAGAATCTGTTATTCTTTGCAGTCCTTTAACTGCTCTTTTGATATCACTCTTTGTTTTGCAGTTAGCAAGCACAGGAAAATCTTTAAGTGCCTGAGCCAAGGAGATAGACTCAATTACTGATGCTCTTGTCTTACCAATAGTCTCAGCAGTATCATCTAATCTCCACCCTACTTTCTTATCACTGCCTTGTACCGCAGCTCCATGAATCTTCTGCTTCAACTCATGCAATTCACTAACAGCCATGATTTCCTCAGCAGGTGTCAATGCCTTCCTTTGAATGTTCTCTTCCAGTTCCATTTCTTTAATTGTAATAGAATCAACGGTATCTGAGTAGACTACCTTAACATCTATACCTGCTTCAATACAAGCTGCTAACCTTCTACCACCAGCAATCAAATGCATATCTCTTGTTACAAGACAAGGTTGCATCTGTCCAAACTTAGCAAATGAGTTAGCAAGTTCTTTTATCTTACCCATCTCCTTCCTTACTCTTGGAAGGTCTTCCCTTACTTTAATCTCAGTTGCTTTTACAACAGCATAATCACTCATCTATAGACTCCTTAAGTGCTTTAATGTCCTTAGGTTTTAAACCAAGTGCTTTGAGAATTGCTTTCTCTGAATCAGATAACTTAGGGGTATCTCTTTTCTTTGGAGTTTTGTCAATTTTTGACGTTGATTGGAGGAGTAGAGTGTGACGAACAGCTGAGGCTTCCTCAACCATTGAAATCAAATCTTCCAATGGAATACTCAACACATTCTTATACATCTGGTCAAGTCGCATGACTATACCTCATCATAGTTAAGGGATTCAATCAAGACAGCATAGTTAATTATATCTGAAACCTTTTCATTAATGAAATCTTCATCCATCTTCCTGTCTTCTCTGATGTAATCCTTTAAAGCAACAAGATGTTTTGTCATCAGCATAAATGCATACTGCTTAGGTGTGCACTCATTTAAAGAAGCTCCATCGTAAAAGTTTTTCAGTCTGTTTTTCTTGCTTGCATACACCGAACCTTTAACACCCAGTATCTCTTTGCAATACTCAAATCTATTGTTCACTACTGCATCAAATTTTTTCTGTTCCATTTCAATCTCCTTTAAAAAGAAAGGAGCAACCACCTGCTTCTGTCATCTTTTCGTAACTCCACAGATAGTTGCTCCAGTTAAATTAAGCAGCAACCATTTCTTTTATCTGATTACTAAGACGGCCTTCCCATTCTCTTACTTCCACTGTAGCAATCACAGCAATTCCAACCCATTCCTGATTACTCACACCATCCATGATAGCTTCAGGTGTATTCATATCAATACGCATTTTCTTCTGGAAATCCTGCATCATATTAATCTTAGCCTGACGCTTTGTCATCTTCCCAGTCTTTGTCCTGATGTTTTCGTCACCAGCTTTGGGCAGCCAGTTCCTGTAATACATCACGTTACCAGTTACAGGAGTTTCATTGTCAGACATCATCACATCATTGTCTGCAATGAGAGTAACTTCCCATACCAGTGCCATAGCTGTAGGATCAAACTTAACACCTGTTACGTTGCCTTCGTACTTACCACTGGGAACAAGCGGAGCAGCTTTGAACTCGTCTTCGACATTAAAATCTGTGTCAAATGTAAAGCTTCCTGCTTCTGCAATATCTTCTTCCTGAATCGCTGTTCTTTCATCAACTTCTTTAGCCATGATTTACCTTCCTTTATTTTGTAGTTTTTGGTTTTTGTTCTTTAGTCTTTTTACCTGTAGCGTAGTTCATTATTTCTTCGTAGTCGTTAGGTAATAAGTCGGGCAAGATTCTCAACTTTCCAGACAGTCTAGACCTCGCCCTATTGTAGCCCATCGGGACAGTCTGGATATACCACTTAGTATCACCTCCTTCTCTCTTTACTGTGTGATAATATACTTCATCAAAATAACCTGTGATGATAACAGGTAATGCTCCCGTAAGCATTGGTTCCACTCCTGTAATAGTGCCAGTCTCTTGGTCTTGAATCACATGGATGTGAGCTATGAAATGAACATTACAGTTCATATTCATTATCTGCCTCAACCTTCCTTCCATGAGGTTCCTTACCATAGAGTAGTGAATGTTCCATACTGGTCCACCAGTTGGACTTCTTTTAGGATCAAGTTGAAGTGCTCGTTCCATACACACTGCAGTCATAGCAGATAAATCATCAATGATTACTGATTTATACAGTTCTTCTTTGACTGCTTTAATAACCTGCACTGTGTCCTTTTCAAACTTTGTCCAACCAAGAGGACTCAATTCATACTGCTCGTAGTCAAAATCTTTTCCTTTGTAGGAAATGATTGACTTAGCAAAGTCGAATACAAATCCTTTAGTTGGAAAGCTAGAAGCCAAGATTGATTTACCACTCCCTGGCTCACCAACTGACATTATCTTCAGAAACTCTGTGTTGGGTGTTACATCCATTGCATTAGGCATCTCTAGTCTCCTTTCTTTTTTGCTTGACCAATCTTCTATATTGCTTACCAGTAATTCCTTTAGCTTTCATTATTTGATGCTTATGAATCTTTTCTTTGTTAATCAGTGTTCCATATGGCTCAAATAATTTTTCTACAGTTCCATCTCTTTTACCTGTTTCTTTGATAAGTTTCATTTGCTGCCTCTCTTTGGTGCAGACAGTTCAATACCATGATCTTTCTTCCAAACACTGCCATAATGATTCAGGTATTTAGAAGCCTGTCTTTTTGTTTTGAACTTTCCATCACTACTACTGTAAAATTTTGATACTGAATTAAATTCTCCTGCCATATTAAATCTCCTTTCTTTTATTAGAACAGACAGGGTAGCACTTCATTCCGCTGTGGTGCAGGATTTGATACCCGTAAATATTACATCTTTAATACTTCGGGAATTGATAACCTCAGTCAAGTATTATTAACGTAATCTAGTATATGCGTCTCTACTCTTCCGCCACCCACTCTTTACCCAATAATAGTATTTTACGCTACCCTGTCTGTTGTTTAATATTTCACCTTCCCACACATTGAACACCTGCCATTTATATACTTTGTAGTTGCATAACCACAAACGCAATAGTCCGAAATTGCAGGACAAGAAATTGCCAGCGCATTTGGTCTCTGGAATACACAGTACTCCTCACTACCACATTCAATTACAGAACCATTATGCTTCTTATGCGGACAGAAACTATTATCAATGCAGTATTTCATTCAACCTCCTTCCACCGGCAGATAAGCTTTAAAGTGTTTATTCAATTCAACTAATGAAGTGAATACTGGAATACCCAACTGATAAGCCATAAAAACTTCTGCCGCAGCTCCTTTAGATTCACCTGCCAATCTTAATACTGCATCACATATCTTCAACCATTCCATACTGAACATAGTCCAAGTATCATAAGGTTGAGGATGTATCATATGATGAAAGTGGCACATCAAAGGAGTGTAAGGCAGATACCCCAGCGCTAACAACTCATTAGCTGCATCTATTTGATTCCTTACATTAACTGCTACATCGCCCAGTGTATACGGAGATGCTATATAAACTTTAATCTTCATCTATCTCTCCTTAACAGTTATAAAGATAAACGCTAATCACAATGAAACAGATAAGGAAAATAAAATTAACTATATATTCCTTAGCTTCATCACTCATTGAGCTGCCTCTCTTTCATCTGGAACAATAACAAATCCTTCCATCTGCTTAAACTTTTCCTCATCCCATTTAGGATAATCACACAGAGAAAGATAAGGACACTGACTATTGAATTCATAACAGCTGTTGAAGTTAGGAGGATAACCACTGTCCTTTGCTTTCTTCAGATTAAAAGCACTCCAGATAACATACTTTCTCCAATCACTGTAATCATGATTGTTGAAAATCATAGGGAACTTCATGAAATCTGTTTTAGTTTCTCCGTACAGTCCAGTCTTTCGTGACTTAGATGCTTTCAATTGATGATAATAAACCATACAACCATTGATGTCTTCGAAGTTAGCCTGACTTACAAACTGATACCCCATTAACTGAGACATCTTTTTCATTCTTGAAGCCATGTAAGCAAGGTCAACAGATGTAGTTTTGAAATCTACAATCCATCTCATCCCATCTACATTAAGAAGTAAATCAATCACTGCTACAAAATCAATCTCAATATCACCGTAGTGATGTTTCTCCTCATCTGTTAAGGATATGTGCATGATTAATTTGTTTTCAGGAATACCAGCAACTGTCTCTCCGTCATGCTGATATTGTTCATGATAAAGTGTTAAGGATGCGATTAGGGATTCAAGATTTCTATAGTCATCATTAAAGATTTGAACTGTGGGACGACGCCAGTATTCAGCTACTGCTTCAATAGCCTTCAGCAAAATCTTTCCGCCTTTATAGTAGGCTTCCATACCAACGTGAAAAGCACTGCCATATCTCATAGCAATACTTCCGTTGACTGGATAAAGGCGAAGTTCTTTCTCAAAATATACTTTCCTTGGGCAGCTGATTAATTGTCTTGCTGTTGAATGAGATGTTCTTATTAACTCGGGCATTTTGTATCCTCCATTTCTGCAGCTAATTTTGCTTCCAGTTCTTTTACTTTCTTGGCTGTATCTAAATAAGCTGTTCTGTAGAAATCTACATCACTTTTAGCAGATTTAACTAAAGCGTCATGGTTCTTCTCAATCATCTCTTGATTATCCTTATCAACAATATTAAGATGATTAATTACAATCAGTTTAAAGTCAATATCTTCAACTTCTTTATCTATATAATAATGAGTTACGTTACCGATTGACTTCTCTTTAACTTCACATATTTCATTGAAATAAGGTAAAGCTTCAATAGGAAATAGATAATAGTTCCAGTTAAGTCTAACTATAAGTTTTTGCATGGTGGTCTCCTTTTTGGTGTGATTAAATCCTACCCAGCAACGTTAA